CACCTGGTCCTTGAAAGGCATGTGAATATAATTTTACCCAAGGGAGATCTTCTCCATCAGGTGCTGGTAGGAAACGGATAACGGCATAACCATTACCTGCTTTGTCTACCTCTGGTTTCCAGAGACGGTCATCTCCTTTATTTGCTGAATTGGTTTTTTCAACCTCTTTAACAAGTTTGGCAGTAAGACTACCAAGAGATGATTGCTTTTTAAGCGATGCGAAAGACATAAGATTTGGCCTGTGTAATTGGATTTGGCTTGTGTGACTGTATTATAGGGCAGTCATGATCCCTTGTCAATACCCTTACGGACTCTATTGAGAGTATCTCTCATGTTAGAAAACAAGAGATTACAATCAACATCCTTAGGGAACCCCATTACTATAGCAGATTTCCGAACATTGTCAGCCATCTCCATAGCACGAGGGTCATCAGATAGTTTCATGCGAGTATAAAGGATCTGCTGTTTTTCAAGCAAATCATCAAGCATGTCTAAATGATCTAGTTGTTCATCAAGAGGAAGTTCTGGAAATTTAAACACTTGTGAATAAATCTCTTCTTGCATATCATTAATTGTTTCCATTTCATCCTTAACGAAATCAGAATCAAAAAAATCTGTCATGAATTCCTCTCTAAACACCTATATTATAACACAATTATTTATGAGCTCCAAGTAGGTCTATTGGGCGGTTGCCACCCACCATAATTAGTAAATTTAATATTAAAACTTACACTAACTCTATCATTATCTGTGAGATTAGGTTGAGTGTTATGCATAAGCATTGATGGCCAAATACCTATAAATCCTTGCTCTAAAGGAAATGACGACATAGAATGTGCAGCACGACCCAGAATAAAATTAGACCCAAATTGCCTAAGATAATTTGGAAACATTATATTACCATCTTTACCATTAGTTTTATAATAATAAACTCCAGATAAATCACATAACATATGATCATGTAAATGTGCATATTTACCTTTCATAGTTCTAGTCATCCAAGATTCTAATATTTCATAATTTTTATATTCTTTTTCTATACCCAAATCATTCATATATTCCGATATACATTTATCAATAAATGATATAAAATTATTACATTTCTTTTGCTTAAGAAGACAATCACCAAATATTTTACCACTATCACCCAAACTTAAATCATGTGTATCATCTGTCCAATTAGGATTTTGTTGGAAATCTGTAGTCTCATAAGTTCTAGATAATTCTTCTTGAATTTTTTCATATTCCTTACCAGTAGCTTTTGAAGAATAAACTGGTATAGGGAACCAAGCGTGAGTAGTCATGGCAATATCGTAGCAACTAAAATAACTCTTCTATTATCTATAGGATTTTGCATAAAATGCTTACCACTAAACAATATTATATCATCTTCTACTGGATCATACTCTTCATACTTAGAAGTATCTTCATTCTTAACAAAAGTTTTACCACCAGCGTTAGTCAAATACACTATTATATTACCATGAGGATACTGATGATCTATATGTGGTAATGTATTATAAATTTCTCTCTCAGGATGGACACAGTTAAGAGATATCCTAAGATAACTTGACATCTTGATATTATTAAAATCTAATATCTCATTCAATACCTCAATAACTCCATGAGCTTCTTCACTAGTAGAATGCTCTAACCTAGGATAACGAAACTCATTCTCTGGTCTCTTTAAAATTGTTCTAGTATAAAAAGGTAAATTTTTCTGCTTTCCTTCTATATCTACAGGATCATCATAATTAGAAGTACCTGTTGAAATATATGACCAAAGACAATCAGATCCAGTAGCCCATTTCTTAAAATTTAAATAATTAATAGTTTCTGGATTCTTAAGTCTTTTCATAATGGCAACTTAGCACGAGTAGTCTTCTTCATAAAGTTCAATTGTTGTGCATCACACTTCAATTTCTCTTTAAGAGGTTTAGATATCAACTTAGTGATAGAATCGATCTCAATACTATTCTCTTCACAATAAAGAACAATAGCATCAATATAATTCAGTTTCTCTTTTTTAACAAGATTTTCTATTTCTACTGCAAATTTTGCAGGATTCATAAACTTTTTACTTAAAGCAGTAGTGAATTCATTTTCCATGTAGTTGTAATTGGGTGGTTAAAAAGTTTTCAATGTAAGTAACGAGTAATCTCATATATTTCATCTTATCTCGTTCTTCATAAACGACACACTCACCATCTTCACATGCCATAATAATGACAAGTTTCTTAACAGCAATACCTGTTAATTCATAATACATACACGCATATGCTGCTGCTTGTACAAAGTAACCATCAATCCACTCTCGTGGTTTTGGTGCTTTAGAAGTCTTAAAGTCAATGACTGCTAATTCTCCTTCATACTCTGCGATACAATCAACTGTACCAGCAACACCCAACTCTTTACTATAAAGAGATCCCTCTAAAGAATGAATATTATCAATTTTATTGAGAGTAGGTTTAGCAATCTTAAACAACATATCTCCCATAGGTGCAACCTTAGGAAGATCTTCATTCAATAGATAATGCTCTGTCATGCTATGCATGTCAGTTCCACGAGCAGTTGCTTTACGAGTAATCTCGTTAGCTTTCTCCTCTCCTACCTTTTTTCTCCACTTAGCAAACTTTTCTCTACTCCAATGAGAAGTCACTGAAGTGATTGATACTAATTTTAAAAATTCATCCTCATTGGGAACTTTATAAAATCTAACACCATCAATAGTTTCTCTCTCTAAAAGAGGGAGATTCGCTGGTACATGATTAAACATTACATAGACATTGCGTGTTTGGTAGTTAGATACTCTTTGCACAATCCAGAACGGACTATATCTTCAAGACCGAATTCGATACATGAAAATGATTCCATCTGTTGCAAGATTCTCATAAAGTCAATGATACCATTTCTCTCTTTATCTCTGGTAAGGTCACTTTGAGTAGCATCACCACAGAACATGATTTTGGTATCTTCTCCAACTCTTGTTATTATACTATCTAATTCGTGAAAATTCAAGTTTTGGCATTCATCTACTATTACAATAGCATTATCAAGTGTAGTTCCCCTTATAAAAGAAGTACTCCAAAAGGAAATGGTTTCTTGAGTTTTAAGGTTTCCATACAACATCTCAAAGTCTGCATCAGTATTCATCTCAAACATGTATTTCACCATGTTCTTATAAGGAATCTGATATAGTGCAGACTTATCTTCATGATCTCCTGGTAGGAAACCAATCTCACGAGTACTTACAAGAGATCTAACCATATAGATCTTCTGATAAGGTGTCGTATGGTCTAATACCTCTTTAAGAGCATTGTAGAGTGCTATAAAGGTCTTACCAGTACCAGCACATCCATATGCAAAAAGATGTTTACCTGAGTTATAATCTTTAAAGAATTGTTTCTGATTCTCTGTTAATGGTTGAATGTCATTTAAGAAATCACTGTTAATTGGTTTCTTTCTTTTCATCTGTTTGGCTGTCATACCAATACCAGTAACAACTGAAGCAGTTTTTCTTTTCCGTGGCATATTAGTCTAAAGTGAGTTTTTGACGATTTTGACCTGTTTTCTGAGCTCTCCCTAAGATCTCATTCCATCCAGGTTTAGATTTTCTAAGTTTATCTTTCCACTCACCAACTTCTCCTACACCAGGCATTGTTGATGGATCAGACCAGTCTCTAGTCCAATCGGGGTTATCTTCTGTCCACTTAGTCCATTCATGAACACTTAGAATAACTTCTTTTTGTTCGCCAGTCTCTTTGTTAATAACAGGATAGGTAGCCATAAAAGTTTACAAAGGGTAGTGTTATTTAGAGGGGGATTAATTCCTTCGGATCATTCCTCCATTTCTTAGCACTATAAAAAGTATCAATATCTTCTAAAGGAGTACCTTCAGGAACAAAATCAAAAGCAATAGTAATTCTTTCAGAATCACCTTCATGAATACTTGTATCATGAGGAAGCCATGTTGGAAATATAGTCATTTGACCCTCAAAGTTGGGTGTAGGGTATTCACCATGAATATATGGATGATAATAATTGGTTGAAGTATTATCACATTGAACAGTAAGATGTCCACTAAGATATGAATTATGCTTACTTGAATGAAAATGTCTTGGAAGACTAGAACCATTATACATTATATTTGTCCAACATTTAATGTCTATCTTTTTATCAAATTGCCCAATAGTGGCATTAACATATTCATTATGAAAATCTCTAATCTCCTTATGCAATTGCTTACATAATGGATGATCTACTTTTAATATATTTTTATTCTTAAATTTTAAAGATCCAGCAAGAGGCTTCTTTTCATCTCCAGGGAAAAAGAAATGATCTATAGTGCCATCTAAAATTATCTTAGATAATCCTTTTACATCAAGATCAGTTCTTTTTTCTGCAATAATAAAATCCCAAGTTGGAGCATAAGGAGTTGTAGTTTTCTCATTTGTAAATCTATGTACTTTAATTTTATCCATTATATTTTAATCAAATTATCCTCCAATGGATCTTTACCAAATCCAAATTCAAATTGTTTCTTACTATCACAAACTATATCAAAAGCAATACTAATTCTTTCAGTATCTGCTTGATGGATATCAGTGTCATGAGGAACCCATGTTGGAAATATAGTCATTTGACCTGGATTATTTTTTATAGGATAAGACTTTCCAGTATATGTGTGATAATAATTGGTTGAAGTATTATCACACTGAACACAAAAATGCCCACTTAAATATGTCCAAGGATGGCTTGAATGAGAATGTTTTATAATTTTTTCACCTTTTCTCATGACATTTGCCCAACACCTAATTCTCAACAAATCTTTTAAACTAGGATATCTTTTCTTACTTTGACCTATGGTTCCATATAAGTAATCATTATGAAATTTACGAATATTTTCATAAAGTTGTTTACAAACTGGATAATCCCATTCCAACAAATTATAAAAACTATATCTAGAAGTTAAACTATCTTTTCCCAATCCAGTAGATCCATCACTATAATTAGTATATTCAAAAGATCCACTAGGATATCTTTCAAGTATCTTTTTTTCTTCAGATAAAATCACTTTAGCAAGTTCATCTGTATCAATATCAATCTGCATACATCCAATAACATAATCCCAAGTTGGAGCAAAAGGTGTCTTAGGATCTTGTGATTTAAATTTATGTAATACTACTTCACTCATAATCTTAATTCTATTAATTCACCTTCATGCTCTAAAGCAGATAAAGGACTATGTTCCAAATATATATCAAAAGCAATAATAACTCTTTCAGAATCACCTTTATGCATACTTGTATCATGAGGAAGCCATGAAGGAAATAAATGCATATGTCCTGGCTTATTCTTTATGGGATACATCTCATTATTATCATATGGATGAAAATAATTGGTAGAAGTATCTTCACACTTAATAGCAAAATTTCCACTAAGATATGAGTGAGAAAAACTACCATGATGATGCTTTGGTATCTTATCACCCTTAGACATCACATTTGCCCAACACCTAATTTTTAAATTGTTTAAACGAGGTTTCCTTGTACCCTGCACATATTCGTCATGAAACTCTATTATCTGTTTATGTAATTGTTTACATACTGGATAATCCCATTTTAATACATTAAAAAAATATGAACGACATGTAGTTATATCTGGCATTAAAAATTCTGGATTTTCTTTATCCAAAATTAATCTAGTAAGTTCATCTAAATCAACATCAATATCTTTCTCGGCAATAAGATAATCCCAAGAAGGTGCATAAGGTGAAAC